GGATATATCACAAGCCAGTGCTGCGGAAGTACGGAGATTGAGCTTGGAACGGTGTATGCCGCTGAGATGGGGATTTCGCTTTTCTCAGAGATCAACCGGTACACGCTGGAAAATGCGAAGGTGGAGCCGTTCTATCACCTGCAGGTGGCGGGCGGCTCCTATGAGACGATCCCGATGGGGATATTTGAAGTATCGGAGGCGAACAGGCGGATGCGACGAAGATTGCCTGCATTACATCGAATGGAATCAAGATCGGCGGCAGGCAGACGATCAAGTGCGTGGGAAAGAATCCGAAGCTGTCACAGGTGAAGAGCAAGAATGATAAGAACATCTCCGGGCTTCTGGCACAGATCGAGGCGGGAAAGATCGGAATACACACTTTCACAAATGCTTCCGCGTTTACCGTGGGGAATGTGGATACGAAGATCATTTCCATAGAGTTTGCCACGACGGAAGCGAACCATGCTCAGTTTTTCGGGCAGGTGATTGTGGATGTGACGGCTCAGCCGGTGACGAAGAGCGCGACGGCTTCCGGGAATATCGTGATCCCATCTGTCGCGGTGGATGAATCGGAACTTGTGGATCCGGATGAACCGGTGGTGATCGGCAACACGGAAGAGCAGACGATAACAATATCCCTTCCGATGTCCTGGACGGAGGATGGTCATGCGGATGTGATCTTTTCCTTTGAGTTCAATAACCAGATGGCATGGCGCTCATCAATGACATTATTGTGGCTTATGATTTTGAGATCGATGTGAATGACCATGTGATCGAGACCTTTGCCGGGACGCGGTGCGGGAATGTTTCCACGCCGTTCTTCCAGTATAAGGAATATGTCTTCGCGTGTGGCGGCGCTTATCTGAATCAGTACAGGTACACATGGATCCTTACGCCGTATCTGGCTACCATCTGCAATCTGTCGCAGGCGGTGGTGAAGAATGCGGATAAGACGATGAAGATCACCTATACTCTGACGGAGCAGACGGTGTAAGGCTTCGGGTAATTGAATAAAGGTTCTTAAGGGATGGCTGCGGCTGTCCCTTTTAATTTGCAACGAAATGGAGGGATTTGCGATGAAAGAGTTTTGGAATGTGATCCAGGGAATCTTTGCAGCGATCGGCGGATGGCTTGGGTATTTCCTTGGAGGGTGTGACGGGCTGTTGTATGCGCTTCTGGATTTCGTGGTTTTGGATTATATCACCGGGATCATGTGCGCGGTGGCGGATAAGAAGCTTTCGTCTGCCGTGGGGTTCAAGGGAATCTGCCGGAAGGTGCTGATCTTTGCGCTGGTGGGTATCGGGCATATCTTGGGCACTCAGATCTTCGGAGAGGCGGGCGTGCTGAGAACGGCGATTATTTTCTTCTATCTGAGCAATGAAGGGCTGTCGCTGGTGGAGAATGCCGCTTATCTGGGATTGCCTATCCCGGTGAAGCTCAGAAAGGTTTTGGAGCAGCTGCATGACCGCAGTGAGAAGGAAGATGATGGCGCTGAAGAGAAAAAGGATGGTGAAGAGTAATGGGATACACGAATAGTCCGATGGTAGTTTATACTAAGTTATCACCGAATCATTCCGGGCAGAGGACGATGGCGATTGACAGGATCACGCCTCATTGTGTGGTCGGCCAGTGTACGGCGGAAGGTCTGGGCGATTGGTTTTATAAGAACAGCACACAGGCATCCAGCAATTACGGCATCGACAAGGACGGGCGTGTCGGGATGTATGTGGAAGAGAAGAACCGCTCATGGTGTTCTTCTTCAAGTGCCAACGATCAGAGGGCGATCACGATTGAATGTGCGTCCGATACCACGGAGCCTTATGCTTTCAGGGATATCGTTTATCAGAGACTCATCGAGCTTTGCGTTGATATCTGCAAGCGTAATGGCAAGAATAAGCTGATCTGGTTCGGGGATAAGGATAAAACGCTGAACTTTTCCCCGAAGAGCGGCGAGATGATCCTGACGGTTCACAGGTGGTTTGCGAATAAGAGCTGTCCGGGAAACTGGATGTATGCGAGGATGGGTAATCTTGCTGAGAAGGTGACGGCGGCTCTGCAGGGATTGGATTCTGGTTCCGGCGGTGGTTCCGGTTCAAAGGGTACGCAGGCGACTGTCCTGAAGGATCTGTCCGAGGCGGATGCGATCAAGAAGGTCGGTGTGTTTTTTACGGCTGATATGAAGAAGAGCGGCATCCTGGCATCGGGTATGATCGTGTGCAGTTCTGTCCTTCGGGAGTATATACGATAGTCGCAGTTTCGGATGGTGCCGGAGCGACTAAGTGGGGAAAGCTGAAGTCTGGAATAGGCTGGCTAAGCCTTGATTTTGTGAAGAGAGTTTAAGAATGCCGGTCGGTGGAGATAGATTTCTCTGCCGGTCGTTATTTTTTTGTTCAAAAATCGGAAAACAGCCCAAACTCATACCTAGACTTTCAGAAAAGCCAAAGGAGGTCTGAGGTATGTTTGTCCTGGAATATAAGGACGGAGTTAAGCCTGCTGATCTTAGCCCGAGGGCAAAGGCCAATATGGAGCGCTGTGCGAATTTTCTGGTGGAAATGATAGAAAAGTACGGGAAAGAGGTTCTGGAAGAGATCGAGGCTGAGGAACGTGCGGCAGCGGAGAAGCAGGAACAGGAATCGTCGGACACAGATCTGTGATCCGGCGATTTTTGGGTGGTGAAAAAACTTTAGAAGGGGCGCTGACAAACCTGTCAAAACCCGACATAATGAAGTTCCGAGGGGTACTGTGTGACGATGAGCAACCGAGGGAGGGATACGGTGAGAAAGAAGAAATGCTATATCTACACGCGAGTCTCTACGGCAGCTCAGACAGAAGGGTACAGCCTGGAGGCACAACAGGAACGCCTCCGCGATTATGCGGATTATAAGAACCTTGAAATAGCCGGGGAATACTGCGATGCAGGTAAATCTGGTAAGAGCATGTCGGAAGACCTGCTTTCTTGCAGATGTTGGATGATATATGCAGTGAGAAGGACAATGTTTCTTTTGTGCTGGTATTCAAGCTGTCCAGGTTCGGACGGAATGCGGCAGACATATTAAAGTCTCTTCAGCTTTTGGGAGATTACGAGGTGAATCTGATCTGCGTGGAAGATGCCATTGACAGTTCTACACCGGGCGGAAAGCTGACGCTGACAATTCTGTCTGCCGTGGCGGAGATTGAGCGAGAGAACATCAATGTCCAGTTCATGGCCGGTAAGATGCAGAAACTCTTGAACGGAGGATGGCCAGGCGGTGGCGTTCCTTATGGGTATCGGAGTGTGAACAAGGAATTGGTGGTTGAACCGTCAGAGGCTGAGATGGTCAAGCTGATCTTTGAAAAATATATACAAGATGAAGGAACGTTGAATGGAGTGGCTATCTGGCTGAATGAAAACGGATACAGCCGAATCAGCAAGGGTGAGAAGAAGCCGTTTACCTATGATTTCATTGTGAATGTTCTGGATAACCCAATCTATCACGGAAAACTAAACTACTTCCGCAGAACAAATATAAAGGGCATAAGGAAGAATCCTAAGGATGCATTTGAGGTTGACGGAATCCATGAAGCGATCATAAATGAAGATCTATGGCGGCAGGTCAGGGAAAAACGAGAGGCTTCATCGGGAAGGCAGGAAAAGGTGGATGAACCTGACCGCGTGAGTCTACTGTCCGGTCTGATCAAATGCCCGGCCTGCGGGAACGGTCTTATTGCAACGAAGAACAAGCACGTCAACAAGAACCGTGGTGGTCATTATAAGACCATTTATTATTATTCCTGTCGTTACTACAGGAAATCAGCCGGAAGAACTTGCGAGTTCAAGCATACGTATAATCAGGCGAAGATTGATTCCGCAGTATATGAGATCGTGAGTAATCTGGCGGCTCATCCGGCATTTGAAAAGGCAATGGCGATAGCTACGGGCGGTGATGAATCGGTAGAGGCTTATGAGAAGCGGATGAAGGAAATCCGCAAGGATCTGTATCATCAGGAACACGAGAAGAACCGTGTCGGGGCAGAGCTTGATAATCTGGATGTCTTATCCGATGACTACGATACGGAATATGAGCGGATCCAGGTGGAAATGGATGATATCTATGACAGGATTGAATCTCTGGAACTATCGCTTAAGAAAATAAAGAAAAAGTGCGATGAAGCCAAGCAAGGTGTCAGCTCTATTGAAGGGATAAAGAAGATCCCGAAGAATTTCGGGAAATTTTATGAAAAACTGACTTCCGAGGAACAAAGGGAGCTATACCGTCAGTTCATCGAACGGATAGAGGTCTATCCGGAAGTGCAGGAAGACGGAAGGGTGCTGAAGAGCATTCATTTCCTATTCCCTGTCCGGTACGGTGAAACGGATACGATCGAGACCTGGATGGGAGCCGAGGGTGAACCTGATGATGAAATCGCCTTTGTGCTGGATTGCAGCGAGGTACAGGTAACGGTGGCGGAAGCCAAGGCGACCTACGCAGAGATCAGGGCTTATGTACTGGAGCATACGGGGATGAAGGGTTCATCATTGTATATTGCTCAGATAAAACGGAAATACGGCATTGATGTTGGGATTGCTTACAACAAGCCGGAGCAGAACAAGAATCATGTTCCCGTATGCACGGTTGAAAAGGAACTGGCTATCATGGATGCACTGAAAGCATTCAAGATGCTGACAGAAGACACAGAGTATATGGAGGCGGCAGTATGAAGAAGAAAAAGCTGAAGTGTTATATCTACATAAGGGTATCCACCTCAATGCAGGTGGAGGGCTACAGCCTTGAAGCCCAAAGGGAGAGGCTGACGAAGTTTGCGGATTTCCAGGATATAGAGATTGTCAGGGAATACTGCGATGCAGGAAAATCCGGAAAGAACATAACCGGCAGACCGGAGTTTTCACAGATGCTGAATGATGTGGCTGAGGATTGTGATGGGGTGGATTTCATCCTGGTATTCAAGCTTTCGAGGTTTGGACGAAATGCGGCGGATGTCCTCAATTCCCTTCAGTACATTCAGGATTTCGGTGTAAACCTGATCTGCATGGAAGATGGGATTGATTCCTCCAAAGATTCTGGAAAGCTGACTATTACGGTTCTGTCCGCTGTTGCCGAAATAGAAAGAGAAAACATTCTGGTACAGACGATGGAAGAACGCCGCCAGAAAGCCAGAGAGGGAAAGTGGAACGGCGGGCAGGCTCCATTCGGGTACATGCTGGATTCCAAGAACAGCACGCTGATCGTCAATCCGGAAGAGGCGGAGATCGGAAAGATCGTTTATGGCAGGCATAAGACCGAAAAGGTTAAAGGTAGCAGGGATGAATATAAGCGGGTCATGGCTGATGATTATATGGTCGTGGACGGGATGCACGAGGCGATCATAGACCGGGAACTCTGGGAGGCGACAAGGCTCAGACGAAAAGATACCGGCGTCAAATGGAATAAGACGCACAGCATGGATCATGCGCATATTCTGACGGGTATCATTAAATGTCCGATCTGCGGCCGGAGTCTTGTGGGAACCGTCAGACGGCGTAAGAACAAGAAGTCCGGCGAGTACAAGGACGACTGGTATTATAAGTGCCTGCACCGTACAAAGATAGACGAAACGCATTTCTGTGATTTCCGTCTGGTGCTGAGTCAGGTGGAGCTTAACAGTCAGGTAGAGCAGATTATCCTGGACATGGTGGCGGATCCGCAGTTCAAGGATTACATGGTGATGAAGATGGACGAGAAGGTGGATGTCTCATCACTGGAGAACGAGAGGGATC